AGACACCTATGCCGAGCCTGGGCAAGGTGCGCCTGCTGCAACCACAAGCCTAGCCGCCAAGATCAACTACCTCTACAAGGCCTTCCGCAACAAGGTGACGCAGACCTCGACCACCTACAGCCTCTTCGCCGACGACGCCTCTACTGTGGATCAGAAGGCGACCGTCTCTGACGACGGCACCACCTTTACCCGCGGCGAGATCGCTTCGGGGCCGTAACCTATGGCCATCGATACGCGCAACAAGCGATCGAGCGCCATCCATCCGAGCCTTCCGTGGCGCAACATGCTCCCGGACCCGGATGGAACGGTAGGCCAGGACGACCGAGGGCAACTGGCCCTTCTGTACCAGGGGCTCATTGTCGTCGTCATCGTCGGCGATGCCAGCATTACTCTCGGCGCGCTCACGGTCTCCTCGACTGGCACCGTTGGAATTGCCGCAGATGTTTCCAGTACGCTAGGAGCGCTGACGCTCAGCAGTGCTGGTACCGTGGATCTCACCGGTACGCTCTCGGCAACACTGGGGGCAGCCACGCTTTCCTCTGCCGCTACCCTGGCACTCACTGGTGCAGTGGACGTCACGCTCGGTGCTCTAGGTCTGAGTTCAGCCGCATCCCTTGCCCTGACGGGTGAGCTTGCAGCAACCCTGGGTGACCTCGCCCTCTTTGGAGAGGGCGCCAGCTCGACGACGGGGCAGCTTGCGGTCACTCTCGGCGCTGCTACGTTGTCGGCAACGGGTGCCCTACAGCTTACGGGTAGCGTAGACGTCACGCTCGGGGCGCTGATCCTCGACGGACAGGCGCAGCTCTATATTGCCGGTGACCTTGCAGTCATCCTCGGGCCTCTGGCCATCAACGCGGCCATCCTCGGCCAAGACAACTTCTATCTCAACAAGAACAACCTGATCCAGGACGCGGCAGGGATCACCTTTGATACGCCTGCAGGCGGGTTCTCGATCGCCGATGCCGTCGGCCACGGTGATCTGACCCAGATGCCCTGGCTGCATCAGTCGACCCCATAGAGACTACGGGGGATCACCTCATCAGTCCCGGCGTTTGATTGTTTGAAATCAATCAAAGGAAATCAAAGGAAATCAAAGAATGCGTGGCGGAGCACGTCAGGGTGCGGGGCGCAAGAAAGGTGCGCTGACGAAGAGAACGCAGGAGATTACGGCCGCGGCTCTGAAGGACGGCGTTACCCCGCTCGATTACCTGCTCGGTGTTATGCGCAATGGCGCGAACGAGAAGGACCGCTTCGCCGCCGCCGTCGCTGCTGCCCCCTACGTGCATCCCAAGCTCGCCTCGGTAGAGCACTCGGGCGAAATGAAGATGACCCACGAACAGGCGCTCGACGAGATCGAAGCCGCAGAGCAGGCCGCCATGAACGGTCATGAGCAGGCTCACTGAGCGGGAGATCGCGCTTAGAGCGCGCTACAAGGCAGACTTCAGGGCCTACGGGCCAGCCTGCCTCAAGATCAGGCCGAAGGACCCACGCGCAGGCAATAGGCCGCTGGTGCTCAACACGGCGCAGGACTACCTCCACGGCAAGCTCGAGGAGCAGCGCGCCGCCACCGGCAAGGTCCGCGCCCTCGTCCTCAAGGGACGCCAGCAAGGCATCTCCACCTACATCGGTGGGCGCTTCTACTGGAAGACCACACACGGCCGGGGCATCCGCTGCTTCATCCTCACCCATGAGCAGGACGCCACCGACAACTTGTTCGCCATGGTGGAGCGCTACCACGATCACTGCCCGGCTCTGCTCAAGCCCTCAACGGGAGCCTCCAACGCCAAGGAGCTGTCGTTCGACAAGCTGGAGAGCGGCTACGCCGTCGGAACGGCCGGGACAAAGGCTGTAGGGCGGTCGCAGACCATCCAGCTCTTCCACGGCTCCGAGGTGGCATTCTGGCCCAACGCGGCCACGCACTTTGCCGGCGTGGTTCAGGCGGTTCCCGATCTCCCCGGGACCGAGATCATCCTGGAGAGCACGGCCAATGGTGTCGGTGGGGAGTTCCACGAGCGCTGGCAGCAGGCCGAGGCCGGGATAGGCGACTACATCGCCATCTTCATCCCCTGGTTCTGGCAGGAGGAATACCGCCGGACCGTCCCGGCCGACTTCCATCTCGACCAGGAAGAGACCGAGTACATGCAAGCCCATGGTCTGTCGCTCGAGCAGATGGCCTGGCGCCGCAACAAGATCGCCGAACTCAAAGACCCGCTGCTGTTCAAGCAGGAATACCCTGCGACCGCGGCCGAAGCGTTCCAGATGTCGGGCCACGACGGTTTCATCAAGCCGGAGCTCGTGGTCAAGGCACGGAAGGCTAATCTTGAGGGTATCGGCCCGCTCATCATCGGTGTCGACCCCAAGCGCTTCGGCAACGATCGGTTCTCTCTCGCCTTCCGCAAGGGCCGCAAGGTGCTGAAGGTCGAAAGCCGGTCGGACAAGATCGACAACGTCGCCGGCGCCAACTGGCTGAAGCAGGTCATCGACCACGATAAGCCGGCGCGGGTGTTCATCGACGTTGGCGGGCAGGGTGCCGGCGTCTACGACATCCTCGTGAGCTGGGGCGAGCCCTATGCCTCGATCGTGGTGCCGATAGATTTCTCCGGGAGCCCGCAGGAACCGGACGAGCATCTGCCATCGGGCGAGGTGAGGCCCGGACCGTTCAACCGCCGTGCCGAGATGTGGATGCGCTCGCGCGATTGGCTCAAGGAGCCGGGGGGCGCCGACATCCCCGACCTGGACAGCCTGCAGGCCGACGCCTGCGCCCCCGGGTACAAGTACAACGCCAATTCCTACCTGCTGATCGAGAGCAAGGAACACATGCGCGACGTCAGAAAGATCAGGTCACCGGACGAATGGGACGCTGTCGCGCTGACGTTCGCCGAGCCCGTGGCTGACGTTCAGGTCAAGCCCTACGTTCCCCCCATGGGGAGGCCGGGTGGATGGCTGGCGAGCTGAGCCAAGCGGCCCTCGACGTCCCGCAGGGCAAGCTCTCCAAGTCCGAAGCCGCCGCCATCGTCAAGGAGGCGAGGGAACGCCTCGAAGCCTCATGGCAGGCGGACAAGGACAACCGCCAGGAAGCTGCGACCGACCTCAAATTCCTCGCCGGCGACCAGTGGCCCGAGCACGTCAGGAAGGAACGCGAGGCCGAAGGCCGCCCGATCCTCACCATCAACGCGCTGCCGCAGTTCCTGCGCCAGGTGACCAACCCGATCCGCGAAGCGGACCTCTCCATCAAGACCGCGCCCGTTGACGGGAACTCAGACCCCAAGGTCGCCAAGATCTACGACGGCCTCTTGAAGCAGATCCAGTATCAGTCCTCGGCCAAGGCGGTTTACGCCCAGGCGGCAGAGCATCAGTCGGCCTGCGGGATAGGCTGGTGGCAGATCGTCACCCAGTACGTCGACGACACCGTGTTCGACCAGGAAATCCGCATCGAGGCGATCCAGAGCCCGTTGTCGGTCTATGACGATCCCGCTGCAGTAAAGCCCGACCGCTCCGATTCCATGTGGCGGCTCATCACCCAGATGATCCCCGTCAAGAGCTTCGAGGCCAAGTATCCCAAGGCGGCAAAGGCAGCCGTCGACAAGCCCTCCGACGGGGCGGAATCGACCCTCTTCTGGTCCGACAACGACATGGTGCGCGTGGCGCACTACTGGCGCAAGGTGCCGGAGAAAAAGACCCTCGGCATGCTGCAGACGGGCGAGACGATCGACGTCACCGGCATGTCCAAGGTGGTCAAGACGGCCGTGGGCATCGTCAGGGAGCGCGAGTGCGAATCCTACCGGGTGGAGATGCACGTCGTCTCCGGGCAGGAGGTCTTGGAGGGGCCTTATCAGTGGCCGGGCAAGTTCCTGCCGCAGATCCCGGTGATCGGCTCGGAGATCCCGGTCGAGAAGGGCGTCTACCGCTACGGCGTGATCCGCTTCGCGCGCGATCCCCAGCAGCTCTATAATTTCAACCGCACGGGCGCGGCGGAGAGCATGGCTCTGGCGCCAAAAGCTCCATTCGTCGCCACCTCTGATCAGATCAAGGGTCGCGAGCAGGACTGGTACACGGCCAACGTCAAGAACCGCTCGGTGCTGGTCTATAACGCCGACGCCAAGGCCCCCGGGCCGCCGCAGCGCGTCCCTGCCCCCGAACCGCCCGTCGCCTACGTGCAGGAGGCCCTCGCCGCTGCCGAGGACATGAAGCGCACCACAGGCATCTACGATGCCTCGCTGGGGTCGAAGTCCAACGAGCAGTCGGGCATCGCCATCAACCAGCGCCAGATTCAGGGCGACACGGCCAACTACCACTACGGCGACAACCTGCAGCGCTCGCTCGAGCACTGCGGACGTGTGCTCATCGACCTCATTCCCAAGGTGTACGACAACGAGCGCGTCATCAGGATTCTCGGCGAAGACGATCAGGAAGACTTCGTGCCCATCAATCAGGTGGTCATGGGCCAGGACGGCATGCCGGTGATGGTCAACGACCTGTCGGTGGGCCGGTTCGACATCCGCGTGAGGATCGGCCGCTCGGCAGATTCCAAGCGCCTCGAGACAGCCGACGCGCTGTTCAACTTCGCCAAGGCGTTCCCCGACGCCGCCCCGCTCATCGCCGACCTTGTGGCCAAGAACTCCGACTGGCCGGGTGCCGACGAGATCGCCAAGCGGCTGCGCAACATGATCCCGCCGCAGGCATTGGTTGATCCCGACGATCCCAACGCACCTCCGGCGCCAGACCCGACGCAGGACCCAGGCTTCCAGCTCGAGGCGGCAGAGAAGCAGGCCAAGACCGAGCAGGCGTTCGCTTCCGCGCGCAAGTCCAACGCCGACGCGGAAGGCAAGGAGATCGAGAACGCGCTGACGGTGCAGCAGGCACAGCACGGACTGCACCCGACGCAGCAGGACCCGCTGCAGGAAAAGGCATTCGACGCCGAGGTGGGCGAGCGCGAAGCGCAGCGATCCGAGC